TGTTCTGGAAGAAATACTAGACAGCTTCTAACGCCGAAACGCCCGCGAGGGCGTCCGTGACGGGGTGGCTCCCCGCGCGCTGACGAGGCAAGCCGCTAGAGAATTTGGAGCACACAACATGAACGAACTATTCATCCGCGCAGTTGACGTATACGGCCAGCGTAAGTTCTACCCGGCTTGCGACAAGGCAGAAACGCTGGCCCGCATCGCTGGCACCAAAACCCTTACGGAAGGGACGCTGGAGCAGGCGCAGAAGCTAGGCTTCAAGGTGCGCTTGCAGCAAGAAATGGTTTGTGCCAAGCTTGGCTTCTAATTGGGACTTAATGGAGGAAACACCATGGAACGAATCACGATCAAGCACCTTCGCCACGTTGTCGCACTTCTTAACGATGCAGCGGGCGCGGCCCGTGAGCCTTACACGCGGGACGAGCAGGGCCAGTTCCGCGCCAACGTTGGGACCTTCACCATTGACCGCGCATACGGCGGCTTTCGCTTAGAGCGCATCACCAGCGAGGGCGGCGGCGCTCGTGATATCTCCCCACGTGGGACGGCTCGCGAGGTTCACGAGTTCATCCGCGCCATGCTGGCGGGCCTTGACCTTGCGCAGGAGGTGGCAGCATGAACGCCGCAGCACGCAAAGAATACGAACGCCACGCCCGGCTTAATCGCTGGGCAGCATGGGCCGGCATGACCATCGCGGCCCTTACCATCACCGCCGCCGCTTCGCTACTGCTTGGGACATGGTGGCTCGCTGTATCGCTAATATTCACGGCATAGGAGTGACGCAAAATGAAAGTTTTAGTAGCTTGCGAGTATTCGGGAACGGTGCGGGATGCGTTCATTGCGGCAGGGCACGAAGCCCTTTCGTGTGACCTTCTGCCAACAGACGTTCCAGGCCCCCACTACCAAGGCGACGTGCGCGACGTGCTGCACGATGGCTGGGACTTGATGATTGCGCACCCACCATGCACACACTTGGCCGTCAGCGGTGCGCGGTGGTTCAAGGACAAGCAGGCCGAACAGGCCGAAGCGCTGGATTTTGTGCGCTTGCTGCTCGACGCACCTATTGAGCGCATCGCGCTAGAGAACCCAATCAGCGTAATTTCAAGTCGCATCCGAAAGCCCGACCAGATCATCCAGCCTTGGCAGTTTGGGCACGGCGAAACGAAGGCTACCTGTCTGTGGCTAAAGGGTCTGCCGAAGCTGGAGCCTACCAACATCGTAGACGGGCGAGAGGCGCGCGTGCACAAGCTGCCGCCGAGCGCTGACCGCTGGAAGATTCGCTCCACAACTTACAAAGGAATCGCCGAAGCAATGGCGCAACAATGGGGAAAAATGTAATGGAAATCAATGCTTTAACTGTATACCTTGCCCTCGGGATAGTGTGCGCGCTCGCTATGTGGGCCGAAGACTTCGAGAACAGGCGCGACACTTTCAATGTGTGGGAATATGTGTTAATCATAACACTTGGGCCAGCGCTCGCAGTTATAAACTTTATAATGCTGGTCCATAAAGGCATCAAACAACGCAAGCAGGGAAGGTAGCACAATGGCTAACATAGATTACGACGACAATTACGAATGGCTCTGCGAAAAAGCAAAGATACGGGAAGGGTTGGCGCAAGAGTGGCTCCGCGAAACCATAGCGGCAGGCGATTCGGACGAGCTTTACATCCCCATCGGGGACGACCTGACCCCGCTATTGCTGGAAGTGGGCAAGCGCTTCGCCGGCTTCGAGGAAGCGCTAGCGAAGGCCATAGACGCGAAGTATTATCAAGAGATTGACGACTACATGGAAAGCATTACAGACTGGCACGAGGAGTATGGGCTATGAGTGTGTGGCGCTACGGCCCACGCTATGCGCAGAAAAGTGTGTCAATCGCCGCAAACTATGCGCAGTAAAGTGTAACGTGTAAGGATTACTTACCAGTTCAACAGGAGAAAACGCTATGAATCTTGGCACAGAGCTAACGCGCTACCTTGCGCAAGGCATCGACCTGCAACACCGCCGGCTTGAGCGCACACGCTGCTTAGCAAACGGCGAGCCATACCAAAAACAATATGAAGAGATTGTGAAGTGGAAGCAAGACAGGCGTGAAGGTTCTTTGCGCAACGAAACCGTGTTCCCCGCAAACTGGGGCACAGTGTACGAAACCAACGACCGCTGGGAGTTTGGAGCATGATGACCATTGAAATATGCGAAGAGCAGTTGCACGCAATCATAATCAAAGAGCTGTCCGCACAGCTAAGCTATTTTAAACAGGACTTGGAAGAGGGCAGGGTGGGGACGTTCTCTTTCGATTGGGACGAGGACAGGAAGCAAGTGAAGCGTATGGTAAAAGCGCTTGAGCGCGTGCTTGACTGGTACGGGGTGACGCCATGACCATGACGACAGCAGAATTGATACAAGCCGGCCAGGACGCCGCAGAAGCCGCTGTGCGGGCCGCTGAGGCTAGGCAGTACGGCCCTATGCCTAACCCCTTTACGTCGCCTGAGAGCTACGAGGTGGACGCTCAGGTGCTAGTGTACTGTGGGGACACCAAAACGCCTGTCGTTACGCTGCCATTCTGGTCCGATCACGTGAACGGTGACGTGCGCGAGCGTGTCTTGGAGATTGCAAAACAGATGGCAGCAGCGTATGCTTATTCAACCGATTGGGACGTAACAGTACAAGTTATTATTAATCACAGGATGATAGCGTTATGAGTGATCCGTATAAACAATGTCGCTTCTGGTCTTACCATCGGAAATGTTTTTTAACTTACGACGAATGGATTAAGGAGAGCTGGGATGACTAAGAGTTTAACCGCAGCGCGCGCTAACGCGTACCAACTGCTGCTCAAGACGTACGAAATCCTGTACCGTGTGGAGCATCAGCTTAGCGACGACGAAGCGCGATTGCTTATTGACATTGCGCAAGCTATTGAAACGCTTGATGAAAAGCTGAACACTGACGAGGAGGAGCAGTGATGGAAGATAAACAGTTTCACGTCGAAGTGATTGAAGTAGTGGAGAACGAAGACGGCAGCGCTACGGTGGTGCTTGACATGAACAGCGAAGCGGCCCATGCGTTCCTTAGCTTGGGCGTGCTGCGTGCCATAGAGGCGGGACTTGAGGCTGCAGAGGAAGCGCAAAATGCTGACTGAAAAGCTGTCTGGCGTACTCACGGAAGCCATGCACGAGTTCGCTTCGGAAATCGTAGTGGCAGAGCTTCAAGATTATTATAACTTAATGGTTAGTTTTTATGTGTACCCGGAGGACGTAACCGTTTTGCGGGCCATTGAAACCGTACTGGGAGACTACATGGAAGCAGAGGAACATGCCGCATGGCTGCGCGACAACCGCTACGGGGGATTCTTGAGTGACGATACACACACCGATTAAGGAGAAGGAGATACTGCGCCGCCGGCTCGCTGCAGACGTAGCAGAGTACACGGCGAGGGGCGGCGTGACCGAAGCCATAACGCCGGAGCAGTACCGGCAGCACAACATTGAACGTGAAGCAAGGCGTGACAGAGAGTCCGCAATGCGAGACTTGGAGCAGCAGATGGACAGCAGCTACAACTCATGGGACTTGATCGACGTGCGCACCGAAGCACGTACCGGCCTGCTGTCCCGCACCTACGGCAACTTCGACACAGTTGACGGTGAGGACATCTACATGCCAGGAGATGGACCCTTAAGGGTTCGCAGGGAGCTTGACTTCTTCATGGAAACGGACCCCGAGGACATCGTAGATGACGAACCGTACGAAGACTGATCACTACCGGGACATCACGCGCCCGGAACTGGAGGAGCTGTACTACTACCTGTCAAACCCGGAGACAGACACCGAGATTGCAATGCAAGACATCGCCAAAGAATATGGAGAGAATGTGATGAATCTGCTTTTGTCCATGATAGACCATTGACTTTCACCGAAAAATATGGTAAGATGTTAGGCCCTTTACGGAGGACGTAATGCTTCAGCAGCGAAAAGCTAATTGCATAAGACACACAGCGTGTGAGTCGTGCGGAAGCAGCGACGCCAACGCAGAGTACGATGATGGCACCTACTTCTGCTTCTCATGCAACACATACACACCAGCCACCCGCAAACAACAGGAGCGGATAATGGAGGTTAGTCTAACGAAGGACGCAGAGCTGGAGCGCTTGATTGCTAAGTGGGCCGCAGCGCCTGCAACCAGCATCCCAGAGCGCAACATTACGTCAACGTACACAAAGCACTATGGCGTTGTGGTCGATGATGGCAAGCACTACTACCCATACTTCTCTGACGAGTCTTCAGAGCCTGTAGGTTTTAAGGTGCGTCATGTTGCCACCAAAGGCTTTGTGTCTATCGGTAATACGAAAGACGCTGGCCTCTTCGGGCAGCAGCGTTACGGCAACCACAACCAGCGACGCATTGTGGTTACGGAAGGGGAGCTGGATGCCGTAGCGGCCAACCAAATGTTCGATGGTAAGGCTGCTGTTGTGTCCCTTAAGAACGGCGCTGGCGCTGCGGGGCGGGACTTCAAGGCAGCGTACCAGTTCCTTGACGGCTTTGAAGAAATCATTCTGTGCTTTGACGCAGACGATAAGGGCCGTGAAGCTATCGAAAAGGCAGCGGAAGTATTCGCTGGCAAGCTGCGTGTCATGAAGCTAGACCCGCGCATCGGCAAGGACGCATGCGACTACCTGAAGGCAGGCCGCCAGAAGGACTTCACGGACGCGTACTGGAGCGCTTCGCTCTACACGCCGAAGGGTGTGCTGTCCAAGGACGAGCTGCTTGATCGCCTTCTAGCGCCCCGTCCGCGCAGCCTTGGCGACTACCCGTGGACTAAGCTAAATGAACTAACCTACGGCTTCCGCCCTACGGAGCTTGTCACCATCGCTGCAGGCAGCGGGCTGGGTAAGTCCAGCATCCTGCGTGAGATCGTGATGCACATCAAGAACACCACGAACAACCGCATCGGCTGTCTGTTCATGGAGGAGAGCGTCGAGCGTACCGCTGAAGGCTTCATGAGCGTGGACCTAGACACGCCGCTACACCTGCCCATCAGCACCGTAACGCGCGGCTCTCAGGAGTATTGTGATTCCTTTGAACGTGTGTATGGGGACGATAGGCTGTTCATCATGGACGCTGGCTTCGACATTGGCGCTAGCGTTGACGATGTTGTGTCCCGTGTACGCTTCCTAGCCAAGGCGCTGGACTGCAACGTCATTGTGCTAGACCACATCTCAATCTTAGTGTCCGCTGGTCAGCAGGGCGACGAACGCAAAGCCCTTGACGAGATCATGACTAAGCTGCGGACGCTAACCCAGGACACGGGCATTGTGCTGTTCGCTGTGTCACACCTCAAGCGCCCCGACGGTAAGGGCCACGAGGAAGGGGCCGCTACGTCCGTCGCGCAACTGCGCGGCAGTGCGTCCATAGCCCAGCTCAGCGACTTCGTAATCGGCTTGGAGCGTAACGGCCAAGCTGAGAATGTAACTGAACGCAACACCACGCACATTCGCGTGTTGAAGAACCGCTTCAGTGGCATCACCGGACCAGCCGGACACCTGCTCTACAATATGGAGACGGGACGGCTTACGGAACACACGCCGCCGGAAGAGGAGGCGCTATGAAGTCACCGTGTCGCAGCGAGTGTGAGCTGGAGGGGGACGTGTGCACTGGCTGCGGTAGAACCAAGGAGCAAATCGTGCGCTGGTCACGATACACCGACGAGCAGCGTGAACAAATTATGGAGGAATTAGGATGCGTCCCCGCTCAGCCTCAGCGCTTCGTGTCGAGGAGCTGGAAAGATTACTAGACCAAGTGTCTAAGAAGCTTGACAAACTAGAACGTATGTATTTCAACAAGGGAGTAGATGATGATTCCAACAAGCAACCCAAGCTACAGCGCCTTCATTCATGCGAGTCGGTACGCTCGCTGGCTGGAGGACGAGCAGCGGCGCGAGACGTGGGACGAGACGGTTAACCGCTACGTCGGCTACTGGAAAGACAAGGGCATGATCGGCGGCAATGAAGTCAAGCGCTTCAAGAAAGCCATCCATGACCTTGACGTAGTGCCGAGCATGCGCGCCCTCATGACGGCTGGCCCCGCGCTGGACCGTGACAACGTAGCCGGCTTCAACTGCGCCTACCTTGCCATCAACGACCCGAAAGCTTTCGACGAGCTGATGTACATCCTGCTCTGCGGAACGGGCGTAGGCTTCAGCGTGGAGCGCGAGGAAGTCAAGAAGCTGCCCATCGTGGCCGAAGAGTTTGACAGCACGGACACCACGATTGTCGTAGCGGACAGCAAGATTGGCTGGGCTAAGAGTACGCGGCAGCTAATCGCCATGCTCTACGCTGGCGAGGTGCCCAAGCTAGACTACTCCCAGGTACGCCCCGCTGGTGCACGCCTCAAGACCTTTGGCGGTAGGGCGTCTGGGCCGGAGCCGCTGGAAGACCTGCACCGCTTCCTTGTGGACGTGTTCAAGGGCGCTGCGGGTAGGAAGCTCACCGACCTAGAGTGCCATGACATCTGCTGCAAGATCGCTGAGATCGTGGTGGTGGGCGGCGTGCGTCGCTCTGCCCTCATCAGCCTGTCGAGCCCCGTGTCTGACCGCATGCAGGCCGCTAAGTCTGGGCAGTGGTGGGAGCGCAACAGCCAGCGTGCCCTCGCTAACAACAGCGCAGTGTACGACGAGAAGCCCGACTTCCCGTTCTTCATGAGCGAGATGAAGGCGTTGTACGAGAGCTACTCTGGTGAGCGTGGCATCTTCTCACGGGAAGCAGCACGCAACATTGCAGGGCGTAACGGAAGGCGGGACAACACCGCAGCCTTTGGGTGTAACCCGTGCAGCGAAATCCTCCTGCGCCCCGCTGAGTTTTGCAACCTGAGCGAAGTGATCGTGCGGTCCACCGATACGCTTGACCAACTGCTGGAGAAGGTGGAGGTGGCTACGGCTTTCGGTACGCTGCAAGCTACGCTCACCAACTTCCGCTACCTGCGCTCTGTGTGGAAGAAGAACTGCGAGGAGGAGGCGCTGCTTGGTGTCAGCTTGACGGGCCTCATGGACCACCCTGTGCTTAACGGCAGCAAGGGGAACAAGAAGCTTGAAGAGTGGCTGACTGTCATGCGTGAGCGTGCCGTCAACGTGAACAAGCAGTGGGCGGAGAGCCTTGGCATCAACCCTGCTGCGGCCATCACGTGCGTCAAGCCTAGCGGTACGGTGAGCCAGCTTGCGCTGTGCGCTTCAGGCATCCACCCCAACTACTCACGGTACTACGTACGCACCGTACGGCAGGATAACAAAGACCCCATGACGGACTTCCTGCGCGCCCAGGGCGTACCGTATGAGCCGTGCGTCATGAAGCCCGACACCACCACCGTGTTCAGCTTCCCGATTGAAGCACCGAAGACCTCCATCTTCCGTAATGATGTGGGCGCCATCGGACAGCTTGAAGTGTGGAAGCAGTATCAGCTACACTGGTGTGAACACAAGCCGTCCATCACGGTGTACTACAAGGAAGACGAGTTCTTTGCTGTATGCCAATGGATTTGGGACAACTGGGACATCATGTCTGGTATCTCCCTGCTGCCCTACGACAACGGCACGTACCGTCAGGCGCCGTATCAGGAGCTTACGGAGCAGGAGTACAAGTCCTTGTCGTCTAAGATGCCTGAGATTGACTGGGCTGCTCTGCCTGCCTTTGAGCGGGGCGACACCACCACGGGTAGCCAAGAGCTGGCCTGCACCGGGGGAGTTTGTGAAGTTGTAGGCTCTGGGGCTTGACACACCCCCGCTCCGTATGGTAAGATAAAACCGTTATGTAGCGTTACGGCAAACCTAATACAGCAATACCAATATTAGTTAGGCCGTAACGCTTACGTAACGCTAGCATAAAGGAGCAACGTTATGAGCAGAATGGGTGATTATGTAATAGCCCTGCAGGAAGAAGAGGAACTCAACTGGCTTAGGAGAAAGCCGCATGAAGTTAGCAGTGTTGGACATAGAGACGAATCTTTCACACGACACGATCTGGATGGCTGGGGTGTATCTGCCCGCTCAGAACGCCAGCGTACACTGCGCTACGTCATCCGAGCTGTCGGCAACGCTGAAAGACGTTGATGGCATCATCGGCCACAACCTCCTGTCCTTCGACCTTCCTGTGCTGCACCGTGTGTGGGGCTGGGAATGGACCGGAACGGTCTATGACACCATGGTCATGGGCCGTCTCCTTAACCCTCCTGCTGAAGGCGGGCATTCTCTAAAGGCTTGGGCGCTGCGGGCCGGCAAAGAACTCAAGGACGAGTTCGATGTCGCCGACTTCGACAAGGGCCTGACGGACGAAATGATCCGCTACTGCCTGCAAGACTGCCGTGCTAACTGGGACGTGTACGAACACATCGTCGCAGAGCTAGACCGCCAGGGCTTCAGTCAGCAGTGCCGTGACCTTGAGCATGACGTTGCTAAAGCTACGGCACTGCAGATCGCGAACGGCTTCGCCTTCGATTTCCCCACTGCTTGCAATCTTTATTGCGAACACGAGCAGCGCATGCGGGAAATTGAAGCGGAGCTGCAGGCCATCTTCCCACCCATCGTGGAGGAGCGGTGGTCTGAGAAGACCGGCAAGCGCCTTAAGGATAGCGTCACTGTGTTCAACGTAGGCTCCCGCCCGCAGGTGGCGAAGCGCTTGGCGCAGAAGGGCGCCGTGTGGAAAGACACCACGCCTACCGGACAGCCCAAGGTTGACGAGTCTACGCTTAAGCAGAACGAACACATTCCCGAAGCCGCTCTGGTCCTTGAGTACCTTACGCTTCAGAAGCGCTACGGCATGCTTAAGAACTGGCTTGATGCGGTGCAAGACGATGGTCGTATCCATGGCCGTGTCAACACGTGCGGTGCCGTGACGGGCCGCATGACGCACAGCTCACCCAACATGGCACAGATTCCTAGCGACTCTCTGTACCGCCAATGCTTCGTTGTGCCTGAGGGCAGCAAGCTTGTCGGCATTGACGCTAGTGGCCTTGAGCTGCGCATGCTGGCCCACTACATGGACGACCCAGAGTACACGGACCTGATCCTTAACGGCGACATCCACACCTACAATCAGCAAGCTGCCGGCTTGGACACTAGACCGCAGGCGAAGACGTTCATCTACGCCTTCCTCTACGGTGCCGGTGACGCCAAGATTGGCAGCATTGTAGGCGGGTCGTCACGCAAGGGCGCACAGCTCAAGCAGCGCTTCCTAGACAGCCTCCCTGCCCTCCTGAAGCTGATTAACAAGGTGGCTAGGCATGGGTTGCAGGGCAGCTTACCGGGGCTTGACGGGCGCCGTGTGCTGATACGTAGCGAACACGCAGCACTCAACACTTTGCTGCAATCCGCTGGTGCTATCGTAATGAAGCAAGCGCTGGTGCTAGCGACCAACAAACTGGCACGCTACGGCTACCCATACAAGCTGGTGGCTCAAGTGCATGACGAGTTTCAGGTAGAGGTGCCTGAAGAGTATGCGCAGCAGGTAGGCGCAGTGTTCCGTAACGCGATAAGGGAGGCAGGACGTACGCTAGAGTTGCGCTGTCCACTGGACGGTGAGTACAAAATTGGAAACAACTGGAGCGAGACACACTAATGAAACCTAAATTTAAAAAACTGCCGTCTAACAAAAGACTTAATGAGCTGCTGCGGTACAATCCTCAAACCGGCGAGCTGCGGTGGAAAACTAATCGAAGAGGGACAGCTAAGGCCGGACAACTTGCTGGTGTTATAGACAAACCTAATGGATACGTTAAAGTATGTATTGATAATGTGCGATATAAAGCGCACCGTATTTGTTACAAGATGGCTACTGGGTGGGACGTCGGAATATTTGAAATTGACCACATTAATGGAGTAAGGTCGGACAATAGGCTTTCAAACTTACGCATGGTAGACGCTTTAACAAATCGAAAGAACACAAAACGTAGATCAGACAATACCTCAGGATATACTGGAGTCTACTTTATCAAACGTAGCAAAAAATGGCGGGCACAACTGAAAGTGAATGGAAAAAAAGTTCACCTTGGTTGCTTTGAAAAACTAGAAGATGCAGTTGCGGTACGTGCTGCAGCAGATGTTAAGCATGGCTTTCATGTTAACCACGGGAGGGCTGCATAACGCTTGACAAACAAAGCAAAGTATGAGAAGATAATACCAGTGGTCAATACCGGCCACGCAACTAACAAGGAACTAAACATGGAAAACCAAATCGTTCAACTCCGCGCTACCATTAGCTTCCCGTCCCTGGTGGACGAGATCACCTACCGTGGCGCACCCACCGGCAAGTACGGTGTGCAACTCACCAACCTCAGCGACCGTGCCCTTGAGCGGTTGGAAGAGCTAGGAGTGGAGACTAAGCAGAAGCCCGACGACAAGTACGCTCGTGGTAAGTTCATTGAGTGTAAGTCGCAGTACCCGATTGACAACAGCGGCAAGTTTAACATCTTGTTTGAAGACGACGGCAAGACGCCCTTTGAGGGCAGCCCCCGCGAGATTGGGTACGGCTCTGTGGTGCGCGCTAAGATCAAGGCGTACAAGGGACGTGACGGCGTGTGCCGCCCCTCGCTAGTCAGCATGGCTATCGAAGAGCTGGCTAAGCCCGAAGTCAGCGTAGACGAAGACGCAATGGCCGAGGTGCTGTAATGCGCTGGGGTCTGGACGGCGACATCATTCTGTATAGCGTGGCGTTCGCCGCCAAGGATGACCCCATTGCGTTTGCTTGTCGTTCAGCGCGCTCCGTCTGCGAGCAGATTATGCAGGAGCTTCGGGCGGAGGGCGTTGAAATCTACCTAACAGGGGGCGGTAACTACCGGCACGAGTACGCCTGTGACACCTACCCGTACAAAGGCAACCGTAAGTCCGACAAACCGCAACACTTCACGGCGCTCAAGGAGTACATGATTGACTCTTTGGGCGCCGTTGTGGTTGAAGGCGAAGAGGCAGACGACAAGCTTGGCTATATGGCGTGTCAGCACGGCCACGGTATTGCAACGCTAGACAAGGACCTCTACGGCGTCCCCGGTTGGCACTGGAACTGGAGGCGCAGGGAGTTATTTCACGTGTCACCCGAAGATGCAGACCGCTTTTTCTACAAGCAGCTAATCACTGGCGACGCTACGGACAACATCCCCGGATTGTTCAAGCGCTTGGGCCAGAAGGCCACACGCAAACTCCTTGATCCCATCGAAGATATGTACGACCCCGCTGAGATGTATGCTTACGTTCGTAACGTGTACGCTGAAGCCTTCGATAAGGTGGGCATGTGTGTGGACGAGAAGGAGCAGATACTGGACGACTGGCTACTACGACAAGGGAGGCAGCTATGGATTCGCAGGCAGGAGGGGGAGCTGTGGGCGTTCCCAGTGGACGCGTAGAGCATGTCCTGACCTACCCTCAGCAGCTTAAACCACTACTGCGTATGATCAAGATGTGGCTTAAGGACCGCCACCGAATTAGAATCATACTGGAAACACTGGATGACTAAGCGAGTAGCACGGACGCGTAATGATGGCAAGTGGACGGAGGCACGCTACTTTGGCTTTATCCGTAGCGCCCTCCGCTCTGCTTTCCAACGCTGGGGCCCGAAGCACAGTGCCAAGCAAGCCGCTAAGGTAGCGTACAACACCTACGAATGCGCCCACTGCGGTGGCTGGTTTGGGACAAGGCAGGTGGAAGTGGACCATATTGTACAGTGCGGGTCGTTACGGAACTACGACGACCTCCCCGGTTTCGTAGAGCGTATGTTTTGCGAAGCTGATGGATTCCAAGTGCTGTGTAAAGAGTGCCACCAAGCTAAAACTAACGAAGAACGTGACGCAAAGAAGAGGAGTAAATAGCATGGCAAGGGTCGGCATTATCGGTGACACACACTTGCCCTACGAGCTTGACGGCTACTTGGAGTTTTGCCAAGAGCAGTTTAAGGCTTGGAAGGTGGACACTGTGGTGCACATCGGTGACTTCATCGACAACCACAGCCTGTCATTCCACGACAGCGAGCCGCTGCTGCACAACGTACACGGAGAGTACGAGTCTGCGCTGGAGCGGGCTAAGCGCTGGTACGCAGCGTTCCCCAAGCTCACCCTGATCCTTGGCAACCATGACCGCATCCCGGCACGGCAGCTACGGAAGCTAGGCATGGAGCCCTCCATCTACATGCGGCCCCTGGAGGAGCTGCTGGAGATGCCGAAGGGCTGGCAGATTGAGGAGCAGATTGAGATTGACGGCGTGCTGTACCATCACGGCGAGAGCGCTAACGGTGTCAACGGCTTCCGCAACGACGCCAAGCAGCGCATGCAGTGCACCGTGTCAGGCCACAACCACAGCAACCTTGGCGTGAGCTACACGGCTAGCGACAGGGAGCTGGTGTGGGGCATGGCGGTAGGCTGCGGCGTCAACCAGAAGCACCTCGCCTTTGCCTATGGGCGACACTTCAAGCTCAAGCCCATCATTGGCTGCGGCGTGGTCATTGACGGCGTACCATACCCGGAGCCTATGGACCTTGGCTCTAAGATCAGGAGGGTTTGAGCCGTGACGCTGCACGAAGACCCGCTGATTGAGCGTGTCCTTAACCACTGCGACGCTATAGAAATCTTTGAGCTATGCGACATAACTACAGAGGAGCTGGTAGAAGTGCTTAGAGGACACATCTTAGACAACCGAGAACGCTTCCTAGAATACATGGAACGATGGGATGATTGGGCATGAAGGTAGTTAAAGGAGACTTCAAGAAGAACAGCAAGGACAAGCACAAGGTTGTCGATATGCTTCAGTCGCTGCGCGACGCGCTCGGCACCTTTGAAGACGACAACCCAGAGGTAGCGGTGGAGAGCGCTTGCGTCATCTTCATCGAAGGCAGGGAGTTTGTGCTGGCCTCTAACGGCCTACACCCCGACACCGTTAACATGCTGTTTGACATCGGTAAGTACCAACTCATCATGGGAGGTTTTGAAAGTGAAGAAAGCTACGACGGCCCCGTCCACTGAAGCTAGTAAGCGCCAGGAAGGCGGGGACCACTACCGCCTAGCTATTCAGCCCATCGACTTCATCTACCAGAACGGGCTGGGCTTTATGGAAGGCAACGTGGTGAAGTACGTGACACGCCACGAGCAGAAGGGCGGCAAGGAGGACTTGCTCAAAGCCATTCACTACTTGGAGCTGCTGATTGAGCGGAGGTATGGACCGTGAAAGGGTACTTGCACCGCGTCTTCCACGCCTTATCCGTACTGGCAAACGTAGTGTTCCTGAACGGACTGCCGTATGAGTCCGTATCAGGACGCTGCCACCGCGAGGGCTGGGAGCGAGCCGAAGAGGCACTGGATGACCTGTTCTGGTTCGACAAGAACCACTGCTACAACAGCCACATCAATGAACGTGTATGGGCAAGGGAGTTGACGAAGTGAGCTTTGAAGAACTAGAGCAGCGCGTAGCTGAATGGCATGACGACCGCAACCTAATCCTAGGCAGCAGCGACGCAGCACAAATGCACAAGCTGCTAGAGGAAGTGCAGGAGCTGGACCAAGATGTCCATGATGGCTTTGACTTGCGGGATGAACTAGGCGACTGCTTGGTGGTGTTGATTAACATTGCGACGCGTAACGGGTTTACGCTGAAGCAGGCGCTAACGGTCAGCTACAACAAGATTAAGGACCGCAAAGGACAGATGCGCCACGGCATCTTCGTGAAGGAGGAGGACCTGTAGAGGGGCAAGGCGCCCGCCGAGTGTGCTGCTCAGCGGGCGCTACGCTTATTCCTCGTCTAGCTTATCAGAAACGGCTTTATATATTGGACCAATTAAAGGCATCCTTTCAAGCGTTTCGTTAGGCACAACTTCCCCTTTTGTGAACAAATTAGATACGTCTTTCATCAAGCCTTCAACGACCGGAACAACAGGCAGAAAGTTAGAAGTTATTTGTTCGTACGGATTTTGCGCAAACAAATGAGCAGCGTATTGGTTGCCGCCAAACGCACCAATAGTAGGAATAGACATCATTTGGTAGAATGCCAGCATAGGAACATTCCCGTAATCAGGCGACTCTCCTTTTAATATTTGACGCGACTCGTTTACCACCCCGTAGCCGCCGCCAGAAATCAAGAAGTACGCAAGCATATCTTTAAGAGCTTCTTTGCGCTTAGCTTTATCGCGGGTTTTTAGACCAGCGCCAACCCGCTTACGAATAAGCTGTAGCTGCGTCATGGCAAACCCCTTGAGCATGTAAAGTATGCGCACTTGCGGCAGGCTTAGCTGCTTTAAAGAACTACTTGCCGAGCTTATCGGCTGCAGGTCAGACAAGTTAATAAGGGCCAACTGCTTAACAAGCTCGTTACTGGTGTCTTTATTTTTAAGAGCCTCTTCTAGCTCTGCAATTTCAGCACGATTAAAAGTATATCGCCACTTAGCGCGCCACTTGCTTGCATTAGCAGCTAACTGGTTAAACTCCTTGCCCAGCGCTGCGGACATAATTTTACCTTTAGCCCAGCCGTCCATGCCTTTAAAGCCTGAATATTTCATTGAAAAATCAACAAGCTTTTGAGAGCGGTCTACGGCCCAGTCTGCTAGCGTGCTGTTTACAAAAGACCCATCAGCCCTCTTAGCCCTGTTCATAATTTCGCTATGAATCTGCTGGGCTACCCCTACATCTTCAACGGAAAGTTTAAACCCGTTTTTATTTGCAAGGGCTTCAAAAGTTTCTCGTCTGCCGTTTGCCCAAGCGCTGTTAAATACGTCATGAAACTGCAAGGCTGCGCCGTATGGGTTTCCAATAGCAGACGCGTAGCCAACATTACGCAGCGCTTGCAACTCTTTAGCCATACTGCGTTGGCTTCCCCAAACTACTTGGTTGTAAATTTCAACAGCGTTGCCTACTTCTTCGTCGCCAAGCCCAGAACTTCTTAATACGCTTTCAAGACGTTTCCCAAAGTAGCTGCCTTTTGCTATTTCGGCCAGCTCTTCTGCGGTCGTGGCAGCCTTAATTCCAAGAACTTTATTAACCTCGTTAAGCTGAGCGTGCGAGCGCATCCAGTAGTGATGCGAGTCTACGGGGTTCATAACAGGAGCTTCTTCGCCCACTTTAGACAAACCCGTACCGTCAGCATTTAATCGTGCAACTTTAAGTTTTTGCTTAGCGCTGACATCAGCCGTAGACAAACGAGAAGCTTGTTCTGCGGCTTTACGCTCAGCTTCAAGCGTTTCTAAAGTTTCTGTTGCTAAATCTGATTTTTTGTCTGTTCTATCAGCAGCAATAGACATATAGCCACGATTGCGTTTAAAGCTTTGTGTGCCTTTGGCAATATCATTAAGATAACTTTCTTGTTCTTTAATAAACCGTCTAAAGTTATTAAAACCTTGCTTATCATTAAGCTCTCTACGCACAGTGCGTAACGCTACAGCGCGCTGCTTTGCGGATAGCTCTGGATTTGCATAATCTGCAATTGCCGCTTTAAGCAACGGAGCGTTGGGCGCTGCTTCAATAGAATCGCGAAGCTCAAACATTTTGTTTTTTTCAAATAATTGGTCAATCTTGTTAATTACACGCTGTCCGTTAATGGCTCCCCTATTAAGCCTAGCTGAAAACGGCTTGCTTACTTTTTTCTCTGCGTAGTCTTTAACAGGCTGGAACCATTTGTCAAACCCGTCTTGCACTTCCTCAATCTTAGGGCGCAACGCTGTCATCATGTCGCCAGTAGTATCGCTAAGAGCTGACACGGCGTCCCGTCCTGCCTTAGCTAATGAAGGCGACACGGATTCCGCAGCCTTAAACGCAAGCTCTCCAATATCTTCCGCAACATCTTTTGCTTTAATGGCTGTAGACTGAGCCGCTGTAGACACACGATTCATAGCAGCGTCGGCTAGCTCTCCAAGCGTCTTGCTTTCTGGGGCGGTGCCCCGCACCAAAGAGCCACCAACGGCGCCCGCTGCGGCTCCTAAGCCAGCAATAAGCACGTCTTGCATACCGAGAGAGTTAATACGCTCACCGATGTCGCCTTGCTTTTCACCAAGCGCATACGTGCTGCCCTCTACGGCACCGACCGCAGCGCTTGCCGCAGCATTAGCAGCACGTGTGGTGCCCGCTTTACCGGCTAGTTTAGCTGCTCCTTTTAACGCGGCAGCACCAGTAAGCAAGCCGGTACCAACACCACCGGCAACTTCAGCCGCAAGCGCAATGCCTGGACTTTGCTCTTGGAAACGCTGCTCTACGTCTTGCTGCCGAGCAAGCATCTTGTCAAAGGAAGCACTAAAATCCTCTTCACCCATAACAGATGCTTCTTTGCCAAGAATACGGGCACGCGTGGAGTCGATTGCAGCAAGGGCAGCAGAGGCCGCTTCATCGCCAAAACCAAACAGCAGGCCATCAAGAATCTTAGTGCCAAAGCCTTGAATATCTTCAGCTACTGTGGTCTGGTCTGCTAAGTTTAAAGCAGCAAGCGCAGTCTCTTCGTCCGGCGCATCAACTTCATACTCTTCGCCGTCAACAGTAATTTCATAGATAGGCATTAGCTACCCTTCTTTCTAATCGTAACCTGCTTTCCGTTTAAAGTTTTCGTTTCTACGCCAAGGAACTCGTCTACAGCATTAGTGCCAAGCCCCATTGCTTGCCAAATAGAACTATCACGCCGTCGCATTTCTTCAAGGACAATATTACGAATACCTTCTACGTCCGTTACGCCATCAGCGGCGGCACGCGCAGCCAAGTCAGCCAAAGCCTCTTCGTTGTCCAAAATATCGCCAGCAAGGTCTTCAACATCTTTGTCAAAAAGATCAAACCACTGGGAACCTTCGCGCTCAAGCTGTCGCAGCACTCCAGGCACAGCGTCTTTAACAATACCATACGACAAAGCTTTAGTAGCCGTAACAGACCGGCTTTTAGCCGCTTCAGACTGCGCCCTTTGTCGCAAACTAGCACGCCCAGACTTAGGCGTTTGTTTCCACGTAGCCAGTTCATTTTCAGATACGCCCAGCTCTTTAGCCAAAGCAATTTCTTCTTCGGTTAGCGGACCTGTTTCTTGAATAGTTTCTTCATAGCCGCGCATCTTATCTTCGTATTCTGCCATACCGGCATCGTATTGACGAAGCAAGTCACCATATCCACGGTCTTTCATATCATTACGAACTCGGTCAATGTCGTCTTGATTACCAGATGCTTGAGCCGCTTCAAGCGCCCGCATGCCAAGCGCCCGCTCGTTTTGCCTGCGAAGCGTTTCAATATTTTCTTGTTGCGTAATACGAGAGTTATAATTAGTTTGTGCGCCGCTTACTAAATTCCTAGTAACGTCTGCGCCCATGTCAAAGAACGTAGCCGCATTGTTTGCAGCAGTTTGCAAAGCAGCCAGCCGCGCTTGTTTAGTCTGACCGTCAAGAGTTTCGTCGGCCAACGTAGCCTCTACTGCTTGCGCAATATTTGCAATAGCCGCCTGTCCTTTAACGTTTTTATCTAGTTGTTCTTCAGCACGAATGCGGTCCCTAATCTGGCCTTTTTGAATAAGCGCCGTGTTGTATTCGCGTTGCGTGCTAGTAGCCAATCCAGCAGTTTCAAGAGCATTCAAACCATATTGGGAAGCCGCATTATTAGCCGCCATTTGCAAAGAAGCAAGCTGGTTAGTGCGCTGTGCTTCATTAAGGCTAGTGTCTTGCAGCACTTCGTTCATGCGTTGTTTAATGTTAGCAATCGCTGTTTGACCAATGCGTGTGTTTTCAACAAGCTGTAGCTCGCGCTGCCTTTCTGCTTCAGCAAGGTTACGTGCTTCAAGTGCCTGTGCCTGACCAGTAAACAGCCGCGCTTGCTCAGTGTCACCAATACGCCCCTGAAACGCCGCTTGACGCTGCAAAGACTCAACACTGTTTGGGTCTAGTTGTGGGCGGAACGCAGTCACAATGGGCCGCATAAGCCCTTCTCCGGCTCCACTCATGCCGCCAATAGCGCCCCCAATCTGCGACAACATTCCGCCAAGGTTGGCGCTTGCGTCTCTACCTGCCATGATGTCGCTCCTTAACTAAATAAGCCTTCAAGCCCAAGTTGCTCAAGCAAGCTAGAACCTGCTGGAGCCCCGGCGCCAATACTTCCAATAGCCGTCATGCCCGCACCGAACAAGTTACCGAACAGCTCGCTTGCTGCCTTCTCGGCATTGATCTGTGCCTGAATGCCGCCAAGGCCAAGCTGCGCACCGTAACCGGCGCCAGTGAGCTGGCCGGTCTGGGCCATTTCGGCTGCCTGTTGTCCCACCTGCAGCGCATTAAGCTGTTGCTGCAGCGGCGTAAAGGCCGTGGTGTAACCCTGCAGGCCAAGCTGCCCACCGGCTTGCGCAATGTCTGCTAGCATGCCAGCACCTTGCTGCCCAAGCTGTGCTTGCTGTAGCCCAAGCTGCCCAAGATTGGTGCCAAGCTGGCCTTGAAGCTGACCGGCTTGCGTACCAAGCTGACCAAACTGTGCAGCCATATTGGCACGGTTCATTGCTTCTTGCTGCGCTTGCCCCATAGCCTGGAACGCTGCTTGATTGGTGGCCTCTGCTCGCGCACGGGCCATAGCGGCATCCTCAGCGGTGCCACCAAACTGTGAACCGCGCAGCCCACCCCTACCCATAGCAAACTCACGGGCCTGCTGTGCGGCCTGTGCGCGCTGAAGTCCAGGCTCTTGCAGTGCCATAGCGCGCTCAAACACTTGCTGCTCACGCCCTGCCGTGTCCAGCATGGCTTGCTGCATTGCCTGCTGCGACGCACCCAGGGCGCCAGCTTGTTGCCCCGCTAGGCCAGCCTGCCCAGCTTGCATCGCAGCTAGCGCTTGCGCATAGGCCGGGTTGGTCATTGCTTGTTGTAGTGCTTGACCGGCAGCGTCAAAGCCCGCTCCAGCGCCTCCAAACATGCTCTGACCGGCTTGCAGCATAGCCTGCTGTGGGCCTACGCCTACGTCCAAACTCCCCGTAGGGCTAATCGTAGAGCGTCCTAGGCCGGTCTGCACACCGTAGCCACGGAAAGCAGCTTGATCTTGTAGCTGCCTACCCAGCTCTTGAATCTGTGCAGCGCCTTCGCGCCCAGTCTGCCGAATATCTTCAGCCATTTGGTAGCCAGCAGCAGCGCTACCGGCACCTGCCAGCAAATCAAAAAGGCTCATTTAGATAATCCTCCCGATGAGGGTCTGTACGTTAATCTCTTGAAGGCTACACGTGTTGCCGTTAACTTCAATGCGGAATCCAATAATCACTGACTCGCCGCTCCCTTTTGCGTTCACGCGATAGCGCTTAATAGTTGTAAGGCCAGGACCGTATTCGTCAGTCTGGTTAAAGTATGCTACGTTGTATAGCGCTGGAGCCTGAGCGGTGATTGTCAAGGACTTAGTGTAGTCAAGGCGCCCACTATACCCCCACCCTGCGTACGCTTGAGCGTTAGACAACGTAGACACAACAGTAAAGTCAATCTGCTTTACGAACTTAGAGTTGGCAGGCTGACCAAACGTAAATGAATTAGACTCATACTTAAACTCAAACGGCTCATCATTGTAGTTTAGGCCGTCATCGTACAAGAAGCAGCCGTAGCCGCTGGCGCTGCTTGCTAGCAACACGCGGGCTTCGCCGGCCACCTCGTAGTACATGGCACGCTCCCAGACCGTGTTGGTCCAGCGCGTCACCTTGTTGCCACCTGTTACGCTAGGCGCTCGCATCTCAATCGCAAACGCTTGCAAGTCGTTACTAAAGTTGACAACCGTCAAGTTCTCATCAGGCCAGTACGACAGCGAGATAGTGGTCTTGTCTGCCGTAAGCGCAATGATGTCCGTGATGTCACGGCGTACGTTAGAGGTTAGATCGCCAAGCGGTGCAGACTTCTCTTGGATTGTACGGCCCAAGGAGCGTACACCAGAGTCGTCAACAAACAGCACGTCAGAGCCAATGTTAGCGATGGCGTCGCGGTTCACGCAGCCAATGCCACTAATGGTATCGGCTAACACGATGCCGTCAGCGGCTGCAGGATCGCCCACAGCGGCGTTGTTGTACACCAAGATAGACTGACGGCCAAAGATAAACAATGCGCCGTTGTGCGCCGCAATGCCTACAATACGGTCAGTACCGCTGGGCCAGTATTCGTTGACGTTAAGGATGCCGCCAGTGTTCTGCGCATCGGCAGGCACAGCACGCCCATCGTACCACTGCGTGGCAATGAGCAGGTCGCTGTAGTAAATGCTTTGGTAGTCACCGTTTACGCCACTAACCCACAAGCGACCATAAGCGGCTGCGGCTACGTCACCGTTAATGACTGCCGCAATGGTACCGCTGTCGTCCTGTGGCTTAATGTAGTCTACGTCGTTAGTACCAGTGAACAGCTTAACAATCGTGCTGCCGTCATACTCAAGGCATTCGTTACCGGCGCTAAACACGTACATCTTGTCGTTAAAGCTGACAATGCGGGCGTCAGCCAGCGCGCTGTCATCGACGAGGGTTGGATAGCTAATCTCATCCAGCTCGTACGTAGGACCGGCGCTGGTGGTAAGCTTGCAGATAAAGTAGTCGTCTTGCAGCAAAGAGCCAGATGCGTTATACTGATACACACCAACCGTAGCTAGCACGTAAATGGTGCCATTGATGTCGCCGTGGCCCAGGCGGTGCGTCTTGATCTGTGTGTCTGCTACGCCAACCGCTGCGCTATACGTTACGTTAACCGCAGTGGTAAACTCCGTCCAAGGCTTACGAGAGCCAATACGACCAAACTTATCTACAACAGCATTGTCGGCAACAAGCGCAAAGCCGGGGTCTTGCTGAAGCGGAGAATCTTCCGTATTCAGCCCTTGAAACCCCGGAGCGCTAACCGTAATGTTCTGTTGTTGCTGCGCCATTACACAGTCATCCAGACGTTATCGTAATCGTTAAGGGAAGCATCCCAAGCAATAGCGTCGCTAAGATACACATTAGCTAGCGAGAACAGCTCTGCTGCCGTTTGACCACCCACTTCGCCACGCTCACGTGCTGCCATAGCTAGCGCCGTGTACACAACGGGCTTAGAGGGCACAAGCAATACATCGTTTTTGTCGCTGAGTTCTGCTTGACGCTTGAAGCCGTATACGGTGTAGTTGTATACGCCATCAGGTTTCGGGAATAGCTGTATTTGGATGTCGTAATTGCTGTCTACACCGTTGACTGCATAGTACTTGGGTTTGTTGTTTGCTGGCGATGCGGCTTGTCGCTTGCGAATAGCGCTTAGCTGTTCTTGCTTAAGCTCCACTCCGTCATCCTTAAGGATAGCCTCTATCTTACCATAATTTCCTGCATTTGTCAAGCTATATAGGTTGTCATCTGCAGCAGTAGTAATGGACCATTCGTGCCGCAGCGCATTCCAAGTGTGTGCATCTTCGACAAGCTGCTTAGCATCGTTTACTAACGCAGTAACCATTTCAGCTACGGGGTCATCAAGACCCGTTACGTCCGTTACGGTGTCTTCACGTAACCGCTGCAGCACTTGATTCACAGCTTCCAAATACGTCATGATAACATTCCTCGTGCTTGCGCAATGTAATCAACATAGGGCGCAATAGCTTTCTTTTGGTATGGCGTTAAGGTTGTGTACTTAAACAACTCGGACCATTGCGGCTTAAACGCAGCGCCTGCTGCAGCGGCCATCATGCCTGCGCCCAGGCCCGTGCCGTCACCGCTGCCGTCGCCTTCTCCGTCACCCTGTCCGTCACCTTCTCCGTTACCTTCGCCGCTTCCTTCTCCACCGCCAACACCAGAGCCAACTCCAGTGCCATCGCCAGTGCCCTCGCCGCCTACGTCAACGCTTTGGTCGCCGCCGGTAGCTCCGCTTTCAACACCTTCAGTGGCCGTATCGACAGGCTCTACGGTGGTCGTATCGACAGGCTCTACGGTGGTCGTATCGACAGGCTCTACGGTGGTCGTATCGACAGGCTCAATGTCTGCCGTAGTATCGGCGTCAATGGTAGAATCTAATAAGCCACCCGCAGCACCAATCAAGTCACCGGTAACGTCAACAACTTCGTCTTCTTGCGGCGTGTAACCCGGAACAACATCGCCCGGCTCAAAGATAACATTGCCTTGTGGTTCAAAGCCGTCAAAAACAGGACGCCAATTTTCTTCAATCTCGTCCCAAACGTAACCAATAACGGCTGGCTCTACCGGTGTAGTGTCAACTTCACCATAAAGGTCTTCTGGTAAGTTGTCGTTCCATGTTCCGCCAGTGTATCGCTCCCATTCTCTAATAAGCGCGTCACGTAAGTCCGGGTCGGTTTCTTGAAAAATTGCTTCATACATTTGACGACCAATAACGTCGTCATAGCCTACAGTTTCTTCAATACCTGAAGCAGGCGCTGAGCCTTCCTGTGTGCCCTCCTGAGCGCCGCTAGTGTCACCCTGTACTTCCCCATCAGTCTGGGCCGCAGCGCCTCCTGTAGGGGCCGTAGCGCCGCCTGCAGAGCTACCACCGCCGCCTCCTCCCTCTTCTTCTTTTGGATCAACAACAGGCTCTACGTACGTAGGCGGCTGGTCAAGGATAACCGGAACGCCACCAACAGTAGCACTACGAGGTCCGTATATTTCGGGCAAGTCTAGCTCGTCGTCTTGCCGCTCTGCTTCCATAACAGCAGGGCCTGCAGCGCTTAGTGCAGACAATGCGCTAACGCCTGTGTCTGCTGCCATTTGCGTAGCGCGGCTTGCTGCAGGCAGCACTTGGCCTATATCAACGCCTGCTAAACCGCCGCTTACGGCACCAGACAACGCGCCTTGAAGCGGGTCTTGTCCCGTTGCAGCAGCCATGCCGCCACCCAAAATAGCCCCAGTACCTGCTGTAGCTGCTGTCGCTGCGGCTCCGGTTAAGGTAGGAAACAACGAACTAACAATACCACCAGCCGCAACAGGAACAGCAAGGGACATTAAGCCACCGGCAAGCGCCGCTAGCTCAGGCCGTACGGTGTTACGATATGCAACATTCTCTGGCAAGTTACGATATGCCGCAAGCTCTTCCGTAGCTTGTTGGTACTCTTGAGGCGTTAAGCTTCCAGCTCCTACGTCAACACTAACGCCTTGCGCGTCCCGTGCTGCAAGAATCTGACGGTCCATGTCAGGGTCGCCAGTAAGCTCTTGTGCAGCAATGCCGGTAGCGTTTGCAGGAACTGCAGTAGTAGGCTGAGGAGCAGGCTGTGATGCAGCCGTTACAGCTTGCGTAAGAGTCTGAGCCGGCTGACCAGTTTGTGCCGCAACAGCAGCAGCAATTTGATCAGGCGTAAGCGTTACGCCACCAAAGCTTAAAGGAATGCCAAAGCTAAAGCCACCCATTAGTCTTCCTTGTCAAGATTGGAGGTGCGCTTAAGATAAAAGCGCAGCGCCGCCAAACCGGAACAAATACCAATCAATGCAGCAATCATTTGCATCCACTCAGTGATGAGCGGAAGGTTGGCCGTAATGGCCCCAAGCACGGACGTAGCGGCCAACTGGTCCGCAACCTTGTGTGCATTATCTTGTAGCTGTTGCATTATTGGACTCCGCGCCAATCTTTGCTTTGGAATAGTGCAGCTTCAGCGGCGCGGCGTCTAACTAGCCCATCAAGGACTTTTCCGCCAGCACGCACCCAGCGCATCATCTGCTCTGGTACTTCTACGTACTGATAGTTGTTTAGCTTTCGGAGGAGCGTTGACTCTGCCAGATTGCCAGCGCCAAGGTTGAAGGTCCAGGATACAAGAGCGTCGAACTGCTGCTGAGTAAGCGGGACTTCCACCAAGCGCGTAACAGCTTGCTCAAACGTTTCCAAATCTTCAATAAGAAATGCTTCAGCGGCTTCTTGGTCAATGCTATCTCCTTCCTTTACGTCAGCAGTGTGCCCATAGCCAATAGTCCACACCCCAGCAGGACACAGGTAAGCATCAAAACGGCAGCCTTCAAAGTGTCGTATGAGTTCAATTCCTTGAGGTCCTGTCCGCATTGCTCAGTCCTGCCGCTGACTAGAGCCAAAGTAAAAAGCGATAACGGTGCTAAAGCTGCCAGTAATGCTGCCGAGAATAAGGTTAATAATAGCATCACTGTTTTGCTCGTGTGGTAAAACCGTTACAAGGATGATGTAGCCAGCAAACAGGCAGCACAGAGAAATAGCTAAAAAGCGTGCGGTCCAGTCTTTGCTAAAGTGCTTGCGCGCATCCGCTGTGTCAGCAGTTTGCAAAGCGTAGAGGTCTACGTCTAGCTCCTTCATGCGCGCTTCAAAGTCCAGCTCAGCTTTCTTAATTTCCGTAAGCTGCTCAGGCGTGGCTTGCGTTAGCGCTTTCTGCAAGCTGCGCTCGTCGGTGTCACAGCCCAATACGCCAGCAATAGCGGAAGCTGCAGCGCCTCCTAGCGGACCACCAAGGGCCGTTCCAAGGGTAGGCGCTACGGCCCCGATAATGTTCTTGATTGCGTCAAAAGCCATTAGCGCTCCCTTGAGTTCCAAAGTTCAAAAAGTACGCGAACCTTTTCCTTTACGGTTTCCAGTTCGCTGTGCATTTTGGCTAACACTATGACCAAGCTAATAAAGCCAGCAAAAACGGGCCACAGCGACAGCAACAACTCTAGCTGATCAGGCCCGTCCATGCGGCCTAGCCGTCAGCGTTGCGGTTCTTGCCTACGTTACCGGCCACGACGTTAAGGACACGCAGCGCAATGGCTACGTACTTGTCGTCAACCTTCGTGGGCGTTAGTGCCGTGATGGCCGTCGCTGCGGAGATTAACGACGTAACCGCCGTAAGCCATGCAGGGAATGCGTCGAAGAAAGCGAAGAAAGCATCCATTACCACGGCACTCCACTAGCGCTGGTCGGGTTCTTCTGGGCTTCGATGTTAGCTGCAAGGGCCGCTTCGGTGGCGTCCTTGTCCACAGCGTCCCACACCCAAGCCAGTACGTCAGCCTCGGTGAGGGCGTCGTAGGGCTTAAAGTCAGGCGCAGCGGCATCAGGCGTAAAGCCACAAGTGCCGTAGCTGGAAGCGCTGTAGTCGCCGTCAGAGGCCGTGCAGCGCCAGTGAGCCACGCACACTCCGCCGTCAGAAAGCTCGCGCTCAAGGGTGGAGATGGTCCAGTTAAAGGTTGCTGCCATGGTTATGCTCCTTCAAGCTGCGCCACGCGGGCGCGTAAAGATTGGATTTCTTTAACGAGCATGGGCACCAGCTTGGAGTAGTCCACGCCCATCATGTCCTCTTCGGTTTCGCCTTGGGACACAGCCTCCGGGGCTACTTCAAGTAACTCCTGCGCCACCATGCCGTATTTCTGGTGTGAGCCGTCAGCCTTCCAGTCAAAAGACCGGACTTGGATGGCATCTACGGTTGCGCCTGCGTCTTCTGCGTCCGCAATATTTTCCTTTAGGCGAGCGTCGGAGGAGGTGTTATAGGCGGTGGAAGACGTTGTGGTCGTAATGGTCCCGACTACGCCCCCTGTGCTTGTGTCGTAAAACCGGACACGTTGCCCCGCCCCGCCGTAGTTGTACCACTCACCCGTGCCGTAGAAATTGCTCCCAGCATCAGTGTTTACTGCCGTTGCCGATGACCGGCCCAGTATTAAGTGGCCGTTGGAGTCGATGCGC